GTACGACAACACCGGGCCGACCGGTGGCGGGATTTCTTCGATCAGTTGGAATCAGTCGTTGCCGGGTTTTACCGTCAACTATGCGTCGGTGTCTGATAGCGAGTCCGGTGTTGCATCTTACAAGCTTCAGTATTCATCAAATAATTCTTCATGGTCGGATGTGACGACTGGTTTGTCTACTGGTGGTGGTTCACACTCATATACGGTTACTTCGGGTAATCGTGGAACGCTTCACTATTTCCGTACAGTCGCACAAGATAATGCTGGCAATACTTCATCATCGGCTTCTTCTTCAAAGTATGCGAAACCTCTCGGCACGTTCTATGTGACGGCCACAGGACACGGTATTTGGGCTTCTGCTGGTTCAGGGTCGTGGCGTAGCGATCTTGGTGCAGTAGGAGAAATTTTCCACGGTTGGTTCAACACCACTTACGCGTACCAGTATGGACATTGGTTTTATGGTTCGGGTGTTGATGCTGTTGCTAAGGGATATGCACCGGATAGCGGGACGATACGCACGTATCGCAGCAGTTCAACAGGTTGTACCGGAGATCGAGTATCGTTTGCTACTCACAACTATGGTTCACAACCTTCCGGTACGCCATCTCTCGATCGCACCAACTATTTCAATGACGGTGAACAGTCGCAGGGGAACGCAAAAGAATATGCGTTGAGTTCCGGCGCATTGAACCGCATCGCTCTTGACACAAACTTTGGCGTATTTATGTTCCCCGGAACATCCATTGGTGGTTTGGATAATACACAAGCAACGACCTGTGGGACGAATACCACTTACCGTGTGTTTGACTCGCCGTTCGTTGATGCAAACTCAGGTCGATTGACACTCGTTTTCAACTAAGGAGTAATCATGGGACGCAAGTACACAGGATTTGACGGTAATGCTACTGGTAAGCGTGCCGGCCTTGAAAAGTTTGTTCAACTTACAATCAAGCATTTCAATAATGGTGTGTGGAACAACGGCACATGGTCGGTTCGCAACATGAAGAACCCTAACCTTGCTACTCCACGACCCTCAGTCCACGGAACTGGGCGCGCAGCCGACCTTTCATGGCGCAAAAACAAGAACAAAGGTTTTGGTGACTACGCCGTCGCCTGTCAGGTTGTGGACTTCTGGGTTGCCAACGCCGAACTGTTCTTGGTTGAAGAAATCCACGACTACTGGCCTGCCCCGCACGGACGCGGATGGCGTTGCGACAGATCAGTCTGGACAACCTACAAGAAGCCGTCCATCGGATCAGCCCCCGATGGCGACTGGTTCCACGTTGAGATCGCTCCCACTCATGCCGACAATCCGGCCTACTATGAGCAGGCGTTCGCCAGTCTCGGAGGCGCACCCGCCCCCACGCCTGCCCCTGCACCCGCACCGGCCGGTGGACTGAAGTTTGAATACCCCGGAACACCAATCAAACTTGGCAGCAAAGGTGACGCGGTGAAACTCGTTCAAGCAGTCGTCGGTGAACCCGTGATCGACGGAGATTTCGGTCGTAAAACCGATGCTGTTGTTCGCTTGTGGCAGGCCAAGCAGGGTTTGAAGTCGGATGGCGTTGTCGGGCCTGCTACATGGGCCAAAATGTTTGGCTGAAGTCCGGGAACCACGACAACCAGCGAGGTAACAACATGGCCCCCAACCCTTCCATCTACGACATCGACCAGCATCGTGCCGCCTACCTCAGAGCCGTCAACAACGACGACTTTGCCGGCCCCACCACCGCAGACGACGAGTACGACGACATCTACCATCCCGCCTACCGTGCCGCCTACGACCAGTCCCGAAATAACCATCCCGCCAACCACCGAAACCGTCCCAGAACCCTCTGAAACGCCGTCTGACAGCCTCCCCGACCCAGACCCCACCGAACCCCCGTCCGACCCGCTGGAGACGCTCACAGAGGAAATAACGCCTGAACAGGCGGCCGACCTAGCCACCGACCCAGAAGTGCTGGCAGAAGCCACCTCCGAACAACAGGAAAAAGCCATGAAATACTTTCGAATCTTCCTAGAAGCCGGGATCATGCTCGCCGGCCTCATCCTCGTCCTCATCACCCTGTCCGGCACAACCCGCGACATCGGGGTCGTCTGCGCTATCGCATCCATCCTGATGTACCTCGGAGTCAGTCTCACAGACGACAAATAGACTGCTAAAGTAAGGTACACTTATACCCGTGGCAAACCATCTGCGGATACAAGTAGGACTCGTCGTCGCTGTCGCGGCCGCCTGCCTGCTTGCAGCTTGCACCGACCAATACAGGAACCCCAATGACCCCCGTAAACAGCCCGCGCCGTCGTCAACGACTCTCCCCGACTGAGATCGAAGCCCGCATCCGGGCCATCCTGATCCTCACCCTCGCAGGCGTTCTCGGAATCACCGTCCTCGGGATGCTGTACTCCCTCATCTTCGTCTACCAGCCTGAAGAAGCAGCCCCGCTCGATCTTGCGTTCATGGACGTTCTCAGCCCGCTGTCGTTCTCCATCGGCGGTGCGCTCACCGGACTCGCCGCAGGCGGGGCAGCCAAGAAGATCGCAAACCGCGACTCCGACGACGAGTGACCCGTGGAAGCGATACTTGTACCCATCGCCGTAGCCCTCATCGGCGGGCCGGTGATGTGGTTCCTGCATCGTCTTGACCAACGAAACACCGCGCAACACGGCCAGTCAATAAAAATCCTGACTGAAGTACGAGACGACATGAAAACTGTTCGCCGTCGCCTCGACAAGCATATAGACTGGCACGCTCACCAAGAATAAGCCCAGCGTACAGGGCTAATTTGTAAAGGATGCTTGACTTTGTGTTCCCATGTCTGTCAACTGTTCCCTGAAATCAGACACTACCTGACACGGGTAGTGCCAAAAGGGAGAGAAGACGAACAACTATTGTTGTCGTTGATAAACAGATTGGAGTGCTGTGAGCCTCGCAAAATCGTTAGGGATACCCGACAAACCTGCGCCCCGCGCTAGATGTCCGATCGCTCTACTGTACGAAACTTTGAGCAAAGAAGATCGAGCAGCTTTATACGACACGATGGTGAAGATTCAGACCGCTGATCTAATGTCCCGTAAAAACGGGCAGAATCCGTACACCGTCGCATGGCTGTCTACTAAACTCAACGAGAACGGCTACAAGATCAACGCAAAATCTATTGGCCGACACATCAACCAAAGGTGTTCGTGTGACTCTCTCTGACGATCTGACAGTCGGCCCGCCCCCGAACCGGAAAGACACGCTCGGCAAACTTGCTGATCTTCTTGACCGGCAAGGCATCTCTGTAGACGAAATCGGTCGCGTGAACCGGGTGTCGATCTACCAGTCGCTCACCAAGAACGACGAAGGCGAAGCAGAAATCCATGATCTGATGGGAGTCCAATTCTCCCCATCATGGGAAACTGGCCCCCAATGGCCGGTCATTGAACGAGGCAAAGAAACTCTCGGATCAATCAAACTGCCGAAACCCATTACCAAACCGGAAGGCTACGAAACCGCAGTCATTCTTCCCGACATCCAATTCGGCTACTACCGTGACATCACGGGCGGTTTCGAATGTACGCACGATGAAAAGGCGATCGAGACAGCACTCGCCGTTATCGCCCGCATCCAACCCGATGTCGTCGTACTCGTCGGAGACAACCTTGATCTCCCTGAACTCGGCAAATATCGGCTCTCCCCAGCGTTCCAACAAACCACACAAGCGTCAATCGATCGAGCGACCACATTCGCAGCCACCCTACGACTCTGCGCCCCCAACGCAGAAATCGTATGGATCGCCGGAAACCACGAAGAAAGACTGGTGAACTATGTATTGGACAACGCAAAAGCAGCGTTCGGACTTCGAAAAGGTAATACACCGGATGATTGGCCGGTTCTTTCTATTCCTTACCTTTGTCGTTTCAACGAGTATCGGATTAGGTATCTGGCTGGCTACCCCGCGTCGAGCTTCTGGATCAACCAGAGGCTCCGTGTCATCCACGGCGATAAAGTACGGAGCAACGGAAGCACCGCTCACTCATATCTTGCTTCATCCAAAACCTCCGTCATCTATGGTCACATCCACAGGCGTGAATGGGCAGAACGGTCACGTGAAGATTGGGATGGTGCAAAAACGATCATGGCGGCATCTCCGGGGACGTTAGCCCGCACCGATGGGGCAGTCCCATCCACCAAAGGTGGCATTGACCTAGACGGCCGGCCACTTACCGTGGTCGAAGACTGGCAACAAGGGTTCGCTGTCGTCACCTACCAGCCGGGAGACGGCGACTTCTGGTATGAGCAAGTACCGATCCACAGCGGCCGATGCCTGTGGCGGGGTACACTATTCGGGTGAGCGACAACCTTCTGTACTGTAAACGATGCGATGAATACTGGCCAGAATCCGCAGGAAGACGATGCCCCGAATGTGGGCAGCACGGACATCCCGCCCCGGAGGAACTCGATGAGTGATGTCTACGACGAAAACGATCCGACATGGGCGATGGTCGTCGTCCAATGGCGGGACGCGCATCAAGGCGGGGAACACAGCTGGACGCTCACAAACGATTACACACCCGAAACCGTGATGCCGTTGACGGTCGGTTGGGTGTGGCCGAAATGCAAAGAAGGATATTTGACACTTGTGTCAACTGTGATGAACGACGCAGATCAACCCGAAGTCGTTTCCGACATCAACCACATTCCGATGGAGTGCATCGTCAGGGTATATTCGCTGGCCACGCACCTGCCGGTGAACTGGTTTGAAGAATTGGATTGACTCTGCCACACCCTTCTTGTAGGGTGAGATCAGTCTCAAAACAAAGGAGAGAGAATGTTCAACCGACTCATACCCAAACCCGATCACGGAAGCCTCGAATGGCTGAAGTTGCGACACCGCGACGACGCAGGAAACATCCGTATCGCCGCATCAGAAGCAGCCGCAGTCCACGACCAGCATCGATTCATCAGCAAATACGCACTCGCAACAGAGAAGCTTGCTGACACACCGACCGTCAAAGAAACCAGTCGTGCGATGGATCGAGGCAACCGTCTCGAATGGGTGCTGCTCGACTGGCTTGGTGACGAGATCAGCACAAAGTTCATCACACCCAACTTCATGTACGCATTGGATTGGGACACCTGCCCACTCATCGCAACCATCGACGGAATCGACTACGAAAGTTACTTGGACGGTTGCGAAGAACCGAACGTGGTTGCAGAAATCAAAACGTACAACCGGGAATGGGACGGCGTACTGCCCGCCTATTGGTATTGGCAAGGTGTACAGCAAGCGATCTGCTGCGACGTAGACGAAATCGTGTGGGGCATCTTTGACAGCACCCTCGATCTTCACGTCCACCGCCAAAAGGTGACCGGCGACGAGAAAGCCGAACACATGGAAGCCGTCAAAGACTTCCTCTGGTATGTGAACCTCGGGACGATCCCCGCCGAATGGCCGGCCACCTACAACGAAATCTCTGAACGGTTCCCCACAGCAGACGGCGACACCACCGACCTCACCGAACACGCCGATTTGGTGGGTCGCATCATCGAGGTGCAGGCCGCCAAGAAACTGTTGGAAACAGAAGAAGACACGCTGAAGGCAACCATCGCACAGCTGATGAAGGATGCCCACACCGGGGTCATCAACGGTCAACCGGCCGTCACATGGAAATCGCAGAACAGAAAAGGTTTTGACAAGAAAGCCTTTACAAGCGACCACCCTGACTTGTACAGTCAGTATGAAAACACAACAACGATCCGCGTCATGCGGTTCAAGGGAGAGAGATAATGAGAAACAAGCACTTAGCGAAAACGCTTAGTCACGAAGCGATGGAGCGCGGCTGGAACAACAGCGCACTCAAGTTCCGCGACAACGCGTTCCAAGCAATCGTCGTCCTCGCAGAAACCGAAGACGAATTCACCACCGACGACATCTGGGAATACTTCAGCGACAACAAACTGGAGTTGAACCATGACGGACGCGCACTCGGAGGCGCGATGAAGCGTGCCGAAAGCATGGGTCTGATCGCACCCACCGACCGCTTCGTATCATCCGAACGACCGGCCTGCCACGCCCGCCCGGTTCGCATCTGGACTTCACAGTTGACAGGAGGCAAGTGATGGACACCACCAAACAGCTCGCAGACATACTCACCAAATACGCTGTCCCCGACCCGAAGATCGTCGGCAAACTCCCCAAAGGCGGGATGCAACTCGACTTCGTAGGACACGCCGACATCACCCGCATCCTCATCGAGATCGACCCCATGTGGTCGTGGGAGCCGTGCGGATGGGTGAACGGCCGCCCCCACGTCCACGTCGAAAACGGGATGGCAACCATGTGGGCCAGACTCACCGTCCACGGCAAGCCGATGCTCGGAGTCGGATCAGTACGCGCCGACAAAGCCGAACTCGACAAAGAACTCGTCGGAGACTTCCTCCGCAACGCAGCCATGCGATTCGGTATCTCGCTCGCACTCTGGACAAAGCAAGAATGGGAAGACCTCGGCTCAAAGCCTGTCGCACC